CTCAAGCTCATCTTCTGCTTCAAGGTCAAGTTCGAGCTGGTCGTCTTCAAAATCATCATCGTCTTCTTCATCTGGATCAGCTCCGTTATAAATCTGATCAGCAAGTCTAATTTGTTCTTGATCTAATAAATCACTTAATTTAATTGTCATAACATCCTGAAAAATATCATTAGCTCTAGTAAACTCTTGATCCATTGCATGTTGGATTAAATTTTGAATTTCCGGTGGCGGAAGTTCTTTATCCATTACTTCAACTTCTTCACTCATTACTTATTTCCTTTTACATTAATATCAATACTATGTTTTTGACCACCAGCTGGTTCCTGTGGTACTTCTTCAGGTACTGGTGGCTCTTCTTCTGGTTCTGCTTCAGCTTCACCATCAATTTCTTTTTTCATATTCTCAACATCTTCATCAGAAAGCATGAGAATATTTTTCTGAACCCATTCCTTAGAATAATAATCACCAACATATTGTTGAACCATGTCTAAGGTTTGTATTCTTTCTCTTAATATTTCAATATCACGTAGTTCTGTAAAAGCATTATCTCTTACAAAGTCAACTGTAATATCATTCTTCCAATCTTCCCAATCCTCTTCAGTACAAATACCTTTAAGGATAAGTTGTTTTTTCAGAACACCATAAAACAGATGAGCAAATCTCATACGAAGTCTGTCAATAAACTTCTGGAATTTTAATTCATCTCTACTAATCTCTGTAGATCTACCCAGGTTAAATTGTGTTTCTTGCTCCAATCTGCTAACTGGAACATTTAATGAACGATACACTTTCTTTTGGAAGAAAATAACATCATCAATTTGACCTAGATTTTCACCACCAGGTAATGTAGTAATTTCTGTTCCTCTACCACCTTCTCTACGTGGTAACCAGAAATCCTCAAGCATAGACATATGTTTACGATCATCTCTGATCTCGCCAGTTTTTGCATCGTATACAAGTTTGTTACGATACTTGGCCATGATGTCTTTCATATACTGTTCAGCTTTACCTCTTGGTAAATTACCCACATCAATATAGAACATTCTGCGTTCTGGTGCACGTGCAAGTCTATAAATGACTAATGAATCTTCCATCATACGCAACTGATTGATTGGCTTCAATGCCTTATGAAGATATGAAATAATCTTTCTACGATCTTCAGATAATAAACCAGATGTAACATAACTCACGGAGTCTGTGGTCATTTTTACACCATTGGTAGATGAACCTGGTTTTTCTTGATAAATGAAAAATTCTTCTGTTTTCTCAATAACATCCGCACCAGTTGCAGGATCTTTTTTCTTCTTAATCTTTTTGACCTTGCGCATTTTAGCAGCATCTATAGGTCTAATTTCTACAATACCTTCTTTTGGATTTGCTTCATTTAACACCAAGTGATGGTACATACGACCGTCTACATACCAACGGCGGAAGATGTCATGGCCCAATTCCTTAAAATTGAGCATACCATAAATTTTATCAAATTCTTCTTTAATTACTTTTTTGATTCTATCAGGAGCTTTTACTTCTTCTAAATTAAGATCAAGTGTTTGTTCCAGTTCAGATCCTGTAATAGATTCATTTACAATATCTTCAATAGCCATGTCAACTTCTGGATGCATCGCATTACCACGATACTTCATAATGAGTTGATAGTTGTCCTTTGAATCGTCATCACCAAGATTGAGATATTGGCCATAGTGTGAGCCAGATGCAGTGGCATAACTACCACCTTCATCATCCCGCGGCGGAACTATTGAAGGAGCTTTATCTTCTTCCTTCTTTTTAGCACGTTTTATTTCAAAACCAAATAATTTAATGCTATCTTGTGATCCAGTTTCTGCCATATTAAATTCCTAAATTAGAGAATGGAGCCGACCGAAATCGGCTCCAATATATTTATTTAGCTAGTAGTATCAGACTCGAAGTACTGGTAAGCCCAGGTACATGTGAATCTTTCAATGTTGTCATTATCAGCATATGATACTGCAATGTCAGAAAGATCCTGAGGATATGCACCACGGAAGGTGTATGTCTTCAAGATGTCTCCATTGCGATCTAGCTGATCAACTTTCAGATCTGCTTCATAAGCAATTGGTGTTGTAAGACCAGTATTTGCAGAGTGTGCGTTAATACCGTTCATCCAACGTTCAATTGCATTACGAACACTAAAATCAGTATCATTGATAATAGTTGTTGACCATTCAGCAAATGTACGGTCACCAGCCATTTTTAGGATTCTTCCGCGGAAGAAAACCGGAATGATACCAAAAGTTGATCCTGGTAATGTAGCTGCTTCACATAAGAATGAAGTCAGTTCTGCATCACCATTTGCAAAACCTGGATAATTGATTGTTACTTTAAAGAGGTTAGGGCGTGCACCGCCACCTCTCAGTTTCGATTTAAAATCATCTACGCCGAGAATAGCCATTTACGTTCCCCCTTACACTGTGCCTACAACTTCTTCAAAGTCTACACCGGTTCTAACTGCCACAAAATTCAATGTGACGTAGTTAATTGACCGAGCAGGTTTGATGAAGATGTTTGCGATAAATTCATTACGATCTACGATTGCAGGTGTATTATTGGTTTCATCACAGATCACTCTAAAGTCTGTAATACCACGTCTACCCTGAACCTCCCTGAGAACAGGCTCTACAATATTAACGAATTCTGCACGAGTAAATTCATCGTTGAATTCAAATAATACTTGTTGAGCTGCTCTACCAATTGCTCTTTCAAGGATGAGGAACAGTCTACGTACGTTAATACGATCGAATGCTGAAGGACGTCCAAGCATTGTCTTATCGCCGTACAGAAGTGTACCTTGTCCAGGAATATTAGCAACTGGGTTTACATCTACCTTATAAAGAGCATCTCTTTGTGGTTTATTAGGAGTCCAAGCCAAGGCTGTAATTCCTAAATATTGACCACGACGGTTACCAGCAGGTGAGAACCATGGAGCTCTATTTAAGTCTGTTGCTGCACAAATACCAGCAGTTGATGATGCCGCTGGAATATAAATGTATTGGTCGTTGTACTTATCATAAACTTTTAAGAAGTTATTATCAGCAACGAGATAAGATGAATTGGTATACTGATTTGCAGTAATAACAATGTTGTTAGTAATATCCGCTGAGTTAATCAGACCAACAACGTCATCTCTTGCCGGAGAAGCACAAACAATACAGTCTTTGCGAAGTGATTGAGCAGTTGATACAAGATCATTAACAACTGTTACTTGATCAGTTGTACCTACCATACTTGGCGCAATCATGAAATCAACTTCGACTTGATCTCTATCTTCAAAAAGATCAAATCCTGTTAGATATTCTGATGTACCAAGAGCACCTGAATTAGTGCCTTTTCTCAAATAGTGATCTACAACCGCAGGAGTTGTAAGTGAGAAATCATCACCACTATCTACTGCAGTACCTGCACCAGCTGCACTATAATCTGAATCCCAACCGGCCAACCATACATAATCTGAACGTTCGTTAATCACGTCCAATGCATAGTTGTTAGTGCCATCGGCATTCTTTGCATCCGATGCAACTGAAAGGAAAGGATATGTTTCTAAAACACTACCTCTTGTTCCAGTAAATTTACCTTCAGCATCAATAACTGCAACGTGGATTTCATCATCCACTGCATTCCGATCATTTACATAACTGGATGTATCTGGAGCTTTATCAAAGCTAGATGCATATGACCAAGCATCAAATGCAGAGTCATTTGAAGGACAGATAGATACTTTCAGTGTATTACCCAATACTCCTGGATATTTCGCAATGAATGTATGTGAATCTGAGTCTAATGCTGCTTGTTGAGCCAACCAATCTAGATCGTTCTTAATAAACTCGGTAGGAAGTGAAGCATCACTATCCGTAGCAAGTTGTCCTTTAGTTGAACGAGCATTTTTGGCGGCAGAAGTTGCTTCACGCACGACTTGTAATGAGCTAGAATAGCGCAAAAAGTATTGTGCTGAATGGAAGTCAACTGTCGTAGCAGAGTCCGGTGTTGCAAAGGTGTCGACAAGTGTTGCTTCATTACCAACACTAATCCTTTGAGCTACAGGACCCCAACGGAAATTTCCAACGATTGCGCCAGTAGTTGACTGGACGTTTGGAACGCCACCTGTCAGATCTATTTCTTTGACAACAACCGCAGGGCTTTCTGACGGTGTACCTAGTGCCATTTTGGGTTTCCTTTTTAGATAATTATATGGGTTACATAATACGGTTGTTCAATTATGCTATTATTTATAATATTACAAATCTCTGTCAAATAGACCTTCGGTAGTGGAAACTGGTTCATATTCCTTAATTTGCCAGTGGTCTTTTTCATTGTGTTCTAATACTTCCATATGCGCAGTTCCATCATCAATAAATCCAAACGGTACTACATCATTTTCTATTTCTTGCATCTTTTGGTCAAATAGCATTTGTTTTAAATTAATATTAGTCATATCACCAAAATAACTAGAAGATGCAAAATATCCAAACATTACTAAATTCATCATTAGATCATCATGGTTTCCATCTGAGGCCTCATACGACTGTCCTTTGGCTTCAAAAGTAGAAATTTCTAATATAGTTTCATCATCAACAATTTTTAATTTATTAGTTTCCAGAATATCTTTAATTGCTGAACAGCCAATTCTCTTGGATTTCCTAGTAATCTCAATGCCAATGGCATTTGCTTTTACAGCAGATTCAACGTGAACATTTTCATATTCTAAATCGTGATATAAACCATTACAGACTACAGTACCTTGATCATTGGATTCAATTACCACATAAGCATCATTATAAGATTTTGCATATTTATAAATAATATTAGGGAAGAGTAAGGGAGAAATAGTGTTGTTCCGATAAACAGCCACCTGCTCAAAAGGCCGAACGCTAATGTCGATTAAAGTAAAAGTTGAATAATCCTGACC